ACAGCAGCCGCGGTTGTTCACGCTGCCGCACCAGTGGCTTACACAAAGCCACGTTCACCAATCAAGACTCAAGCACATTTCCTAGAGCATTCAATCAAGGCTCAACGCGGAAACCATGAAAGTGCAGAATGGATTGCACACGCAAAGGCAGAGGATGCAAAGCACGTAAATGCAGCTGACGATTCCTTTACAACCAACCCAGCATTTAAGCCAATTCAGTATGTATCACAGGTAGTAGACAACCAGATCGGCGCTCGTGGCGCGATTGATGCAATCGGTACACGTTCACTTCCTAACGCTGGTATGACCGTATCCATTCCAAAGATCACCACATCAGGATCAGTGGCTGAAACTGCAGAAGGTGCTGGCCCGTCAGAAACTGGCATTGTGTCATCTTATGTTGATGCAACTGTAAAGGCTTACAAGGGACTACAGCGTTATTCTGTCGAGCTCTTCGACCGGGCAGATCCGAGCTTTTATGCAAGTATGCTCGAAAATATGAGACGGGTTTACGCTCAAGCAACAGAAGCTGCAGTAATTGCAGAATTAACATCAGGTGGAACACAGGCAACTGCAACCGCCGCAGATGTTGATGGCATTGTGTCATTCGTTAAGACCGAAACCCCGGCTGCATACCTTGCAACTGGCGAATTGGCCACACGTTGTCTCCTGTGGTTCATCCTCGGCAGGGGTTTCTGCTTCGGTGGTTTCTGGGTTTTCCTCGGTAGCTGCTACCTCTAGGATTTGGGCATCTTTGAATGCTGGATTTGTTACATGTGCAACGGCTTCTAATACGGCTGATGCAACAACCATGACACCTTTTTCAATGGTGTATTCATTGACTTTGGCCTCGATGCTAAATGCCGGGCGCAATCCCTCTGTTGCTTCAATCAATGCGTCATTGCCAGCATTAGTTGGTGCAATCTTAAAGGCCATTGATATGCCTGCTGGGCTTACTTCAACACTGTCACCGATGCCACGTCCTAAAGGACGTGTTCTGTCATGTTCGGCATTAAGAATGATTTGGCTTGGGTCAATGTCACCGAATGCGCCAAACTCAAAACGTACAGGTCCAGCAGATGTATTTCCGCTTTTTCCAAACGGTACTACTAAGCCTCTAATGGTTCTGGTCTCAACACTTGCGGCCAACACTTGGCCCTCAAAATTAAGTTGCATCTGTTTCATTTCCTCTCGGTGCTAATTCCATTTCCTCACGGGCTTCATCAACATTGATAATCCCAGCTGCAAGCATTCTTTCCAATACTTCAATTTGTTCTAGTGGGTTACCACGTAGGTAATCATCTAAATCAAATTTAACAACCGAGCCACGCGGGGTTAAATCATTCATACTTAAACGCTCTGAAATACAGGCCATGTAAGGCTTAAGACTAAAGTCCACAAGGCTACGGCGCTCTTGACTTACATTTGAGTAAGTAGCGCTGGCGCTTTCGGCGTTTATGTACCAAGCCGGGATGTTGCATAGTCGGGCAATTTCTGCAGCTGTGTTTAAGCGTGATTCAGTAAGTTGCATTTGCCCGGCATCATAGCCAAAGGTTGTTACATCTAAAGGTCCTGACAAGTAAGCAGTTGAGCGCTGTGATCGCGCTAACTTCCATGATGCCAATAGGCTTGACACCTGCTCTGGCGGTAAATCTACGCCAGTGTTTTTGATAACCATTGTTGGGTTTGGTTCAGCAGCCATTCGGCTTACTGCCATTTCAAGTTCTAATGCTGTTCTAATGGTTCGGCCACCACGATTTAGTAGTCCCTCATCTAAACCACTAAACATGATTAGCGATCCAACACCATAAGCAGGACACAAATTACCATCTAAGTAAAAGCCATTTAGAATTTCATCAGTTTGTAAATCAGTTGTAAAAGTAACCCGAGTTGGATCAATGCGGCGGCATGCAATAGGTCGGCCATCCTCTGGGCTAACTTCCAAAACAAGCCAGAACGCATGTCCCAAAAATAAAATGTCTTCAATGGTCCAACACATAGTTATAAAACGCGGCAAGGCTGGATCAGGTTGCTTTAGTAGTGGTCGGCCCTCAATTTTTGCACCTGTAATTTCATTGTAAGAATGCAAACCCAGTTCGCCAATAGTTCCACAAATAATGTTTCTGGCTCTGGCTACAGCTGGTACTTGCATAGCATCGCCACGGTTAATGCCAAAGGCTTGGAATGGGCTGAAATTATCTTGGTAGTAAGGTATGGCCAAATTTGCCTTGGCTTGCACATCTGATTTTTCTGGAGTCGTACCCAATAAGAAATCAATAAATCCCATACTGCATTATCTCATAAATGTGTGACATTCAAGCATCTGTATAGCGTGTCGGGAAATGTGCGGGTTAGTGATAGGAGTGACTAACCCGCACATTGGGGTACTGCCAAGTAGACCTTAAGCACTAATGATAGTCACAGTCTGTTGTGGCGCACAAGCATGACCCGCTGCCATGACTAATGCAACGGCAGCTGTAATTGGTACTTGCGCTGCTCTACGCGCAATACGCCATCCGCCATCACTTGCTGGCCGTCTAGCACATGAGACTAAATGACTATGTAATGTCTCTTGTCCGGGATGAATGAATTTGCCAGATTGCATTGCATTAAGTGTTTGATCGCAACTAATGGCAAAGCCAGCCGATGCCCAAGGTGTTGGCTCGGTTGCTATGCCAGCCTGTGCAAGTCTTGGTGCAATGTACCCGGCAGTGTTTGGATCATAGGCAAATTTTCTAGGTCTGTATCTACGAGCTAGTTGAGCCAGTTCACCAGTTAGTTCAAGGTCGTTGATACCGCCCTCACGTTTCCATTCATGTAGGAATACGGCCATGCCCTCTGGGCGCTCTTGAATAGTAACTAGGCAGGCAATCTCTCTATTGAAATTAAGGTCTATAGCCATCCATGTAGGTAGTTCATCCTCAAGGGATACATCTGTCTCGCCAGCATTCCACATGTCCAGAGAATGGCCAGTGAGCCAAATCCAACTATGGTTATTAAAAACTCTGGCGTTGACCTACCACCAGAGCAGGTAAGTAGCCTGTTAGCACAATGGAAACAAGCCCGGGCTACTCGCTCAACTGCTTATTTGTCAGGGCCTTTGGATGTAACAACCTTTGGCTACGATGCCGGGCAAATGCAACTTACAGAATCACGCCTGAACACAGCTGCTGAAATTGCTCGCATGTGCAACATTCCTGCTTGGTACATCAACGCAGAATCTGCCAGTGCCACTTACTCCAACGTAAGCCAAGAGCGCCGATCCCTAGTTGACTTCTCGTTGAAGCCTTACATGGCTTGCATTGAGGAAAGACTATCAATGGTAGATGTGACCCCACGTGGTCAAAAAGTACGTTTTGATCTAGATGATTACCTACGCGGAAACCCACTAGAGCAAATTGAAGTTCTAGAGCGAATGCTTGCAGCTGGACTCATTGACGTAGATGAGGCCCGTGAGGAAATGGACTTAGCACCGAGAGGCAATGAAAATGCAAATTAACTTTGACGGTCAAGTATTAGCCGCCGACACAGAGACCCGGACAATCAAGGGGCTAGTAGTTCCTTTTGCCAAGGTCGGTAACACATCCGCTGGCCCAGTTCGCTTTGAGTTTGGCGCATTTGGTGACATTGATGCTAGCCAGATTGTCTTAAACATGGAACATGACCGCACACGTCCATTAGGCCGTGGCATTGCAGGATCAGAGGAAATCACACCAGCAGGTGTATCTATGGCCTTTAAGATTGCACCTACTGGCGCAGGCAATGATGCCCTTGTAGAGGCCTCCGAGGGCTTACGCCCAGCATTTAGCATTGAAGCCAAAGTCAATGAATACACCATTGAAAAAGGCGTAATGGTTGTTGCATCAGCAGACCTTGAAGCCGTTGCTCATGTAACAAACCCAGCATTTAAGGATGCTCAAATCCTCGATGTAGCCGCTACAGAGGAAACCCCAGAAACCACCGAAGCAGAAACCCCTGCAGAGGAAAACCCACAGGAGATAACAGTGGAAGAAACAACCGCACCAGTGGCTGATGAAGTAACCGCGTCCGCGGTTGTTACAGCAGCTGCACCAGTGGCCTACGTAAAGCCTCGTAGCCCAATCAACAGCCAAGCCTCTTACCTAGAGCACAGCATCAAGGCCAAAATGGGCAACCATGATTCAGCCCAGTATGTAATGGCAGCCGATGACTCATTCAGCACAAACCCAGCGTTTACCCCAGTGCAGTATGTAAACACCGTCATTGACAACTCAATTGGCTCACGCCCAGCCATTGATGCAATTGGCTCACGCGCCATCACTGCATCAGGCATGGTTATCAGCCATCCAAAAATCACAACCAACGGAACTGTTGCAGACACCAACGAAGGTGCTGGCCCATCAGAGACCGGCATTGTGTCCTCATACGTCAACCTAGATGTAAACAAGTTTGCAGGAATGCAGCGCTACTCGGTAGAACTACTAGAGCGTTCATCCCCAGACTTTTTCCAAGCAATGGTTGACAACATGACACGTGCCTACAACAAGGCAACTGACGCAGCCGTAATTGCAGCTCTAACCGCAGGTGGCACACAAGCAACCGCAGTAGCAGCAACATCTGCTGGCATCATTTCCTACGTATCCACCGAAGCCCCAGCCGCTTACCTTGCAACTGGCGAACTTCCAAGTGCTTACATCGCTGGTACTTCACAGTGGTCATTGTTGATGGGTGCAACCGACACAACCGGTCGCCCAATCTACAACGCATACAACCCACACAACAACGGTGGAGTTGCAGGCCCACAGTCCCTACGCGGTAACGTGCTTGGACTTGACCTATACGTAGATCCAAATGCAGTAGCAACAACTATTGATGAGTCAGCATTCATTGTTACCCCATCAGCAGTTGCAATCTACGAATCACCAATTCTACGTATGTCAACAAACGTAGTAACTTCTGGCGAAATCGAAACAATGCTTTACGGCTACCTAGCCGTTGGCGTTTTGACCGCTGGTGGCGTACGTCGCTTTAACTTGACCTAAATTCAAGTTAGCAATCGTGTGGGGGGTGCGGCCCTGTGCCCCCCACACACCCCTATTAGATAAGGATTTGAGATGGCACTAATTACTATTAGCGAGCTAAAAGCCGTACTTGGTATTGGTGACATCTATGCTGATGCAGTTGTGCAGGAAGTAGCCGATGCAGCTGAAAACATCCTTTTATCTTTGCTTGTCAAAAACCAATACTCCATTGTGGCTAGAGAGCGCGTAGGCACACTTGCCACGCTTTACACTGACCGAGTAAATGATTTTTATGTGGGACAGACTTTAACAGTTGATGGATGTGGCGCACACTTCAATGGCACACACACAATCACAAAGCGCACAGACTATTCCTTTAGTTTTGCAATCGTAACTGGAACAAACCCAAAGCAGGCAGTTGTGCCTTATGGCTTTGCCAATGACGTTGAGTTTGTTGATCTCGAAACAGTTCCAGAAATACATGAGGCATGTCTTGCAATAGCATGTGACATTTGGATTACTCG